GTGATCATTTGCCACCTGAAAATAAAAACTCAATGAGTCTTGAACAATGGATGGCAGACTATACAATTTGTAATAACGGTACATTGGAAGATTTAGAATTCAATGTACATGCACTTATTTCCAATATTGATAGTTATAGTGCAAGTTAACTACGTAGTTTACCTTCGTTTCTCCCCTGATATATAGATGTTCTAATAAATACTAACAGCTAAGATATAAACCAGAGGAGAAATGAAATGGCTTTAGTATCACCAGGCGTACAGGTTAGTGTTACCGACGAAAGCGCATATGGCGCAGCAGGTAACGGTACCGTACCTCTTCTTGTAGTTGCTACAAGAGAAAATAAAACAGATCCTACTGGTAGTGAATCAGACGGAATTGCAAAGTATACAAAAAGCGCCAATGCTGGGGCAGTTGTTAGTGTAACATCACAACGTGAACTAACACAGTACTTTGGTAACCCAACATTTGCTACAAGTGGCACTTCAATTGTACAAGGAAGTGAGACAAGTGAATACGGTCTACTAGCAGCATATAGCTATTTAGGCCAAGGTGCACGTGCTTATATTGTTCGTGCAGATGTTGACCTAGCAGACTTGGACTCAACAACAACAGCACCGACCGCAGCATATAGCACAACCAATACTTGGTGGATTGACACAGATGCAAGTGCGTATGGAATTCATGTTTACAATTCAACAACAGGTGTATGGGAAAACAAAGTACCAACTGTAGAAGTAATTTCAGGTGCAGCAGGAACAGCACCAGTAGCGGCAGTTGTTGCTGGTGGTCATCATGTAGTAATTTCAACAAGTAGTAACAGTATCGAATACTACAAGGAAAGTGGTAGTGCTTGGGTAACATCAGCAGCAACATTGGCTCCACACTATAATACACCAGCAGCACCAAGTAACGGAGATGTTTGGGTTAAAACAACAAGTCCAGGAAATGGTATTAATCTTGTTATACAGAAATACACAACTGCCGACGGTTGGACAACAGTAACAGTACAAGGTGTAAGTGACGGAAGCGACAATGCAGACATTACTACATATGTGCCACAAAACGCTTCAAGCGCAACAGCATTGTCAACATCAACGGCTGTAGAAGGAAATATCCTACTAGGTGAAGCAGTAGATCAAATTGATTTACAAAAAGTATCAAGTGCAGGTGCTCCAGAAGCATTAGGCGGAGTAACTACTGCTGGTATTAGTTTACCAACTGCAACTGCCGCAGCAGGCCAAGTTTGGTTTAATAATACACTTAATAGTTTAAGCATATATAAGCAGACTGCTGGCGCATGGGTAGCAGCAACACCAACATATGCAAGTACTGCACCATCTGCACCAAGTGCTGGCGATGTTTGGGTTGATACTACACTAGCAGGGTATAACCAAGCTAATGAACGTGACTATCCAAAGATTTATGTTCGTGATTCAGGAAATGCTAATTGGGTAAAACATACTAACTCAGATCAAACAACTGAGCGTGGTGTTGTATTTGCAAATTACAAAGATGGCTCAGGAACTCCGCTATCAACAGCACCAGATGCAGTTGTATATCCAGCAGGTATCTTGTTAGTAGATATGGCAAATAGTGCTAATACAGTTCGTGTTTATGATAGTACAAATGGATGGCAAAACGGTGTATCTAACAATAGTGATGGCAGTGGACGCTTTGGTCGCTTTGCACAGCGTGCCTATATTGCTGCAAAAATGGCAGCAGTAGCGGCAGGAGAAGACCTGCGTGATGATCAATTTACATTTAGTTTAATTGCAGCACCTAACTATCCAGAACTAACAGACGAGTTAGTTACACTAAACAGCGACCGTGGTGAAACAGCATTTATTATTGTTGACACACCAATGAATAAAACACCAACAGACGCTATTAGTTGGGTACAAAACTCAAATAGTGCAACTGAAAACGGTGAAGATGGACTAGTTACTACCAACACATACAGTGCAGCATATTACCCAGCAGGCCAATCAACCGAGCCAGTTGGTGGAAAAACAGTTGTTGTTCCTCCAAGTCATATGGCACTCTACACATATGCATATAATGACAACATTAGTTTCCCATGGTTTGCACCAGCTGGGTTAACACGTGGTGTAGTGCAAAACGCAAGTGCAGTTGGCTATCTTAACAGTGAAGGCGAATTTAAAGCAGTATCACTAACACAAGGTCAACGTGACAGCATGTATCAAAACAAACTAAACCCAATTACAACATTCGTTGGACAGGGTACAGTTATTTTTGGACAGAAAACGCTTGCATCTACAACTACAGCACTTGACCGTGTTAATGTTGCACGTTTGGTTGCATACTGTCGTGAACGTTTTGATGAGATTGCTCGTCCATTCTTGTTTGAACAAAATGATGCACAAACACGTGCAAGAGCTAAACTAGTGTTTGAACGTTTCTTAGCAGACATCCTAAGCCGCAGAGGCGTAACAGACTTTGCAGTTGTATGTGACGAAACAAACAACACACCAGCACGTATTGATCGTAACGAACTATACATTGATGTAGCAATTGAACCTACAAAGTCAGTAGAATTCATCTACATTCCAATTAGAATTGTTAATACTGGTACATTATCAGCAGTTTAATAATAAAAAATTAACTATATACTTAATAGGCGCCTAGTGCGCCTATTTTTTTCACGTAAAAATCATAAATACTATATAGCTAGTATTAGAGGAGACTAACATGGCGGTTTTAACAACATTGGGTGTGCCAGACAATTCAGGTAACACTACAACAATTATGCCAAAGCTACAATATCGCTTTAGAGTGACATTTCAAGGTGAAGCATTTAGCTCAACTCCTACAAGAAATGTAATCAGCGCAAGTAGACCAGGCTTAACACACGAGCAGATTCCACTAGATGCATACAACAGTAGAATTTATCTTGCTGGTAAACATACATGGGAACCAGTAAGCATTGTACTACGTGATGACATTGACGGTGTGACACTTCGTGAATTGAATAATCAACTTAATAGACAAGTTGACCACGCTAACCAGAGCTCATCAAGAGCGGGTGCAGGTTATAAGTTTACAACAGTAGTAGAAGCATTAGATGGTGCTAATCCAACACCAGGTGTACTAGATACATTTGAACTAAGTGGTTGCTACATTACTAACATTCAGTATGGTGATATGGCATACAGCGCAAGTGATCAAGTTCAAGTTACTGTTCAGATTCAGTATGACAATGCTGAAATTTATGATGCAGCAGGTAACGCAACACTTACAGGTACAACACCGGATCAAACAGCAGCAAACGCTACAGGTTAATAGATAATGGGTTTATCTTCTAATACTGGCTTTTTTAACCGTGCAGCAGAAATTTACGGCACCGACACTGGTGCCGTAATAACTGCAAAGCCAAGACAAAAGTACAACTTTTCAATTTTTATGACAACAGTAGGCGGCTCTTTTCAATTTGAAAAAGTGTCTGGTGTTGCATTACCAGATTATCAGTATAATGTTACAAGATTAAACCAATATAACCATCAGCGTTTTGTTACAACTAGACAGGAAATCACACCTGCAACCATAACATTTTATGATACAGTTGACAATCAATTTCAAAATTTATTAACATCATATGCTAGTTACTATTATACACAAGGATTGTCAGATTTAAATCCATCACAAATAATTAATAATGCAACCAACCCATCAGTAAATAGCCCAATGGGATTAAAAGCAGTACCTGCTAATAACAGATTTTTCTTTACTAATATAACTGTTAGAACTGAAGACAGTGGCCCTAATACTGGTAGAGCAATTGACATGGTTAATTGTATGATTACAAATGTTTCTCATGATCGTTTAGACTACAGTGATAGCCAACCAGTATTGTTTACTGCAACATTTCAGCCAGAGCATGTTAACTTTCTTACTTCTGATGCTACTGGATCTACAGATGCAGTTGGTGCAGCACAATCAATTAATACATCAGAATTATCTAATAGTGTAACAAATAGTACAGCACAAAATTCCACGACTCAAGGTTCCAATATTGTTGTAGACAGCAATGGTAATCCAGTAATAGATAGTAATGGAAACCCAGTCACATTTGGGTAATAAATACCTACATAATGGCGACAAAATTTCAACAAGGCATATATAAAATGCGTAACCCAAGTAGGTATATTGGCAAACATGCGCCAAGATACCGAAGCGGATGGGAATTGAAGTTTATGCGATTCTGTGATACGCACCCTAATGTAGTTGTATGGGCAAGTGAAAGTCATCGAATACCATATTTTAATCCTATTAAGAATAAACATACACATTATGTGCCAGACTTTTTTATAGTATACGAAGATAAAGATAAAAAAAGACATGCAGAGTTTATTGAAATTAAACCAGCCGGACAAATATTAGGAAATGCAAAAAGCACTGCACAAAAGGCACATGCTATAGTAAATGAAGCTAAATGGCAAGCTGCAAAAACATTTGCACAAAGACAAGGAGTAGGGTTCAGGGTATTAACTGAAAACGAACTGTATAATCAACCTAAAAAACCCAAAAGAAAAAGATGAGCAAAAAAATTGAAGAAGTGTTTAACATGAATCCTGTTGAAGAAGAAATTGATCAACCAATTACGACTGAAGAAACTGGATTTGATTTAGGCCGATTACAAGAAACATTAGACACAGCAGATAAAATTGATCAAGCACTTCCAGCAGTACGTGATTTAGAAGCACTTGACAAAGATATGGATCAGTATGCAGAAGAAGCAATGAAAAGTTTTAAGACTTGA